GGATTATATGTTTTGTCAGTATATGCAAGATGTCGGTGTCGCCACTTGGCTTTGCCCTTGGATGAGATTGGTTCATACTGGGTCATATACCTTTGGCGGTTCTTTGGCTGACATTGCTGCGCTTGGTGCTTCTGCGACCGCTGACATTGATGCTATTAAGAGTATGAAAAAATGACTGGGATAAATTACAAGTTTCGCGAAGATGAACTTATTGAAGAATTTTCTGCTTACATTGATAAGACTTATAGTGGGCACTATGGTCAAGGAGGTCTACAATCTTCTGAGGTGATCGTTGACCGTGGTCATGGCACTGGGTTCTTTTTAGGCAATGTAGATAAGTATAATGGAAGATACGGTAAGAAGGGCGACCCTTCTGACCATCGCAAAGACCTGATGAAAATTATACATTATGGCTTTCTTGCTCTTTATGAACATGATCGTCTACACAATCAATCTGATAATATTTTTAACTGAGGAATAGTAAAATGAAATTGAGTGAAAACACTGTCGAAGTCTTGAAGAACTTCTCAACAATCAACCCATCTTTGTCGTTTCGTCAAGGTAATGTTCTTCGGACAGTATCTCCGCAAAAGAATATCCTAGCTGCTTCTGTCGTTGAGGAAACATTTCCTGTCGACTTTGCTATTTACGAACTCAACCAATTCTTGGGATTGAATAGTATTTTTGAAGAAGGTGATATTCAGTTCGGGCAAAAGGGTCTAGAGATATCTGAGGGTTCTAGTAAATGTAGCTACACTTACACTGATCCTTCTATGGTAACTGCCCCACCGGAAAAAGATTTGGTTCTGCCTACTGACGAAGTTCAGTTCGATATGTCCCGCGATACTTTGAAGAGCGTAGTGAATGCTGCTAATCAACTCTCGCTACCCGAAATTGCTGTGCGCGGTGACGGTACTTCTATCTCTTTGGTTGCCACTGATACAAAGAATCCATCAACTAATGAGTATTCGGTTGCTGTATCTTCTTCCCATATTGAAGCACCTACAGAAGAGTTTTCCCTTGTCTTTAAAACTGAGAACTTCAAGTTTATTCCTGACGACTATAGCGTGACTGTTTCATCTAAAGGTATTTCCCACTTCAAAGGTGAGCGAGTTGAGTATTGGGTAGCGACTGAAGCTGGCAGTAAGTATGGCAGCTAAAGTCTTTTTGGAAATAGGCACGTGTGATTTTGACACGTGTCTTCCATTAGCCAAGGAAGGCTGGTCAGGATATATGGTCGAAGGCGATCCGAAATATGCTGAAAAGATGAAGAAGCAAACATCAAAATATGATGTTGAAGTTAGCAATATAGCGATCAGTGATTATGATGGGTTTATTAAATTCCATACAACTTGTATGGACGAAGGTTGGGTCAAAGGAATAGGAACGGTTGCGGCTAACAATCATATTGGCGAGAGGTTGCTAGATTCTGACGAACTTTCTCAGTTCATCGACGAGACAATAACAATTCCTTGCTCAACTTTGGACACATTCCTAACAGAATCCAATATTGACCATTTAGACTTTATGAAGATTGATACCGAAGGGCATGAGATGAATATACTCGGCTCTTATTCGTGGAGAGTTAAACCTACGATGATAAAAATTGAACATTCTCATATAGATGATGTTCGCATGTGTAACATATTAAAATCTCAGGGATACTTGGTATGGACTGAGAAAGAAGATATTTATGGAGTTGTGTAGATGATACCTGCAGTTGTGAATGATTTGATTAAACACCTCAAAGAAGGGGTGGTTGAAGTTACATTTGAGAAGATTAATAATGGCGGCACAAGAGTGATGCCCTGCACACTCAACCCGAAAATACTTGAAAGTGAAACAGGAAAATCTGTATTGGTAGGTTCGGTTGATCCTAGTTCGTCGCATATAGCTGTTTGGGGTATGGACGTACAGGCGTGGCGTTCCTTTAGAGTTTCTACTGTCACAAGCTGGAAGCCGATTAGGGAAGAATAAAGGTTTACATTATTGTTGGTTTGAGTTATACT